TCAAGCGGCAGTTTTATCCTTGTTGCAGCATGAATAATGACTAAGCATTGCGTAAGCCATCCGTGCGCCGGATCCGTCAAACCCAAGCGCACCCTCGTCGCTGACGATGCAGGCGATTTGTCGGGCTTCCTCTTGAATGTGGATGCGCAGGCCTTCCGGGTTTGGCCAGCCCATTGCGGGTTCGTCGTCGCCGCCTTCCTCGTCGTCGCAGTCGTCTAGTTCCAAATCTTCCAAGAATTGGTTTCCAACTAGTCTCGGAATGCTGCCGATCGAAGGTTCAGCGTCGCCACCGTCTTCAAGATCCGGGTCGCCGTCCATCTGATCCAGCAGGGCAATCAACTGCTCGATACAAGCTTCAACGGTTTTACGGCGAAGCTTGTGAACCACTTGGCTCATGCGCTAGCCCTCCTGGTGACTTCGGCCACAGAGGCCACAAATCGGGAAAGCTGGCCAAGCGGGGTAGCGTCAGACCCTGTGAGTTTTAAAAGGTCGCCGGCCGTGACAGTGAGGGCCTCGCCTTTCTTTCCCAAGCCGACTAGGGTCCACGCTTCGCACTGTGAGACGTCATCGGCGGCCTTCCGAAGGAGAGCGCCGGCGTCCCTCACGCTCTGCCGCGCAGCATCTGCGCCGGAAACCCTGCGAAGGCGCGCGGTCTCCGCCTCGTACTGTTCCGCCAGTTGGATCCGCAGTTCGCATTCCTGGATAGCCTTGAGCCTGTAGGCTCGGTTCCGCTCCAGAGCCTTCGCGGTTCGGCCCGTCGGCTTAGACTGCGTCCACTTTATCAGGTGGCCTCTCTCCTCGTCGGCCGTCCGAAGGGCGAAGCACGTCTTCCGGTTCTCTCGACGGAATTTTGGCGCGAGCCTCTTTGTGAGGTCACTGGTATCCCTGACGAGATAGCGGCCGATGATGTCGCGCTCCGCCGGCATGGTATATCGGCCATCCTGGGCGTTGGCGCCAAGCAGCAATTCCTCGGGCGCCAATGGCCACTGATGCCGCCATTCATCAGCCAGCCACTCCAGCCTGTCCTGCGCATCTTTCAACTCGGCACAGGCTTCATAGAACCTTTCATATGCTGTGATGAGTTGAGGGTTCTCTGCCTGGTCGCTGGAGATGCCAAGCTCCTGCAAAACAGCGGAGCCTTGCGCATTGGGTGCTACGGCGACCGCCGCAACGGCTGAGGCGGCGGCAAAGCCCGAGAGCAGGGCGCGACGCGAAACCGTATTGTCAGCGGCTGCAACTTTGGTACAAGATTTGACTTCCATCATTGTCTCCTTTGTCAGGGTTGGTGGTGGTTCGGATCGGGAAGGGTTGCCGCCCTTCCCGATCCTCATGAGTTCCTCGGCTGACTCGCCATGCTCCGAGCAGGCGGCCCGTTATCCACATCCTCCTCTTCTTTGTCTGTGTATCAGCCACAATTAACTATGTTTTGAACATAGGGCTTGCGCTGGTGTCTTGTCAACAGGTACCTGTGTGCCGTAAACATATCTCTATTGTTTTTGAAAAGGTGGTCGATGCTTACGACGGGAAATCAGCTAAAGGCAGCTCGCGCACTGATCGGCATGGATCAGACGACTCTTGCGGGGCTGTCCGGCGTACATGTCAACACGATAAGGAGCATGGAGGGGGCTGGCTCAGGACCGATTGCGGGCCGAGCAGAGAACGTTCAGAATGTTCAACTTACTCTTGAAAAAGCAGGGCTTGAGTTTCTCAACCACGGGAAGCCGGGCGTTAGACTATCGGTTGAGGGCAATTGATGGAAGACGAAGAAGAAAAGACATCGCAAGGTCATAGTGGCTTTTTTGCTATCGACCCTCGGCGTTGGACTGAGGCTTGCGCTGACGGAATGAATTCAGCCATTTCTTATCTTATCCTTTGTCGTGGTACTGGCGGCGACAACCGAACGACTTCGTGGTCGGTCATGGCGATCGAAAAGTGGTCAGGGATCTCACGACCTCGCGCCCAGGCGGCGATCGATTTGCATATCAAGAAAGGCAGGGTCGAGCTGTTGCGCGGTGGCCGGAACCCCCAATACCGGATTGCTGCATTCGAAGATGATAGCGACGACAAGGTCGCTGCCCGCATCTGGCTACCAAATACCCTGATTGATGGCGCGATCGGTGAACAATCATCCATTGAATACATCCGCCAGAACGGAAATGTGAAAGCCTTAGAACTGCTGGTAAATCTTTACGAGCAGCACTTCCTTGCCACGGAAGGCGGCATTGAGTGGCGCCGCGGGAAAGGTATCCGCGTCAGCTATTCGCGCGAGAAAGTCACCGACTATGGGGAATTCTCGATCTGGACATTTACGTCCCACAGGGATCCGACAGCTTGGGAAGCTTTTCCGCCCTACAGGAAATTTCCGGATGCATCAGCATTCTGGGAATCTTGGCGGCTGTTGGTGGACCTCGGGCTTGTTACAGCCGTCGCGCATCTCGTGGAAAGTGACAGCGATGAAGGAGAGGTTATGCACCCTCTGCCATACGATACTGATGGGATGCTGCACGAAAAAGATATCGCCGAAGCGGCACACGATGCCGGTTTTGCTATGATGGCTGAATGGCGACAAGATCATCCGGATTTCTATACGGACGACCCTCTAGTTCCGCTGAAGCGGCATTTTCACAATGTCGAGCTCGTCGGGATATTTCGGCTGCGCTACATGCCGCATACGAGGGCAACCGCCGACTGGATGAGGAAGCAGCGGGAATGGGCAGACATCGCCGAGGACTTCAGAGCGTTGAAAGATTGGGCATACGGGAAAAAGCCTAACAGTTTCATAGAGATGCAATATAAAGGGTAGATCAAGGATGTTCAATGCTGATCAAGGTTGCTCAACGGGAGGTAAACGCCAGTCAAGAGCCGAAGGCGGTTACTATCAGACCCAGAATGCAGAGCACGCAGAACGTGAACGTCACGTGACGGCAAGATGACGGTTAGGAGGGTGTGATGGTCAATATTCAGCATTATCGAAAAATGATGAGGCAGGCGATCGATCAAGAGGTCAGAGCAAGAGGCGAGGTCGATCGGGCTTTCGAAAAGGGCGCAAGCCGTGAGGCTGTGCCACGAACTAATGTCGTCTGGGTTAATTTTCGAAGTCTTGCCAAGCAGATCGACAACGACAGGAAGCCGCCCGTCTGAGGCGGTTTTTTTGTGTGAACAGTTGGGGAAAATCGTAAATAACCTCTTGGAATCAGAGTGCTACGATTCATTCCGGCAGCTTTTTCTGATATAACTGCTTTGTCTCATGAATGCCCACGGAAACACAGGAATCATAACCAATGCGTTATCTGACGACTGCCGATGTCAAGGATAGATACCACATTAGCCAGACCACGTTGTGGCGCTGGACCAATGACGACAAAATCTCTTTCCCTCAGCCGATGGTGATCGGGCGGCGCAAGCTTTTCAAAGAGGAAGAAGTGGAAGCTTGGGAGAGATCCCGGGCGAAGGCGGCCGCATGACAAGGCCGCGCGAGATAGCAGCACGGGCGCTCAGGTCGCCAAACTCAAAACGCCCGTGCAGCGGATCATCGATAGCGAAAAGGATCACTACCAATGACACGGAAATCAAAAGCACAGGTCGCTGGCCGAATCCAGCTTTATGACGGCGATACGCCGAAGGGGCTGCCGATTACTGTGGTCGGCCGAGAATGGTGGGCTCTACAGCAACTAATCGAAGCCGGCGACAAGGGTTGCACCCCGATCGATAACCCGGCCCCTCGCTGGTCACATTATGTCTGGCTCATGCGTGGCAACGGCATTGATGTGGAAACGATCCACGAAAATCATGGCGGGCAGTTTCCAGGCTCGCACGCGCGATACGTACTTCGGGCAAAGCTCTCGATTGTGGAAGAGGTCGGGAGCTTGGCGGCATGATAGCGAAGCGCGGAGATCATCCAGTGGCTGACGGCGCGGCAAGATGGCTAGCGGCGCAGACTGATCACATGCCGAATGTCATCAGCATTCTTCGACAGAAGTTTGGGCTGTCCGCGGTGCAGGCTGCGCAAGCCTGCACACTGGCGAACAAGCATCGCATTGAGGCTCGTCAGCTGCAGACAGAAATTGCCGAAGAAATCGAGGCGCCGCGCGACCGTCACGTAACGTCACTGATGTCACGTGACCTCACGAACGTTACGAGCGTCACCAATTCCGCGGATTCCATGGAATTCCATGAACCCCTCAATCGCGCGGCGCCGCTCTCTCCTTCCGAGCAACAGGGAGCAGCATGACCCAGATCCTCAACATCACCCGAAATGATGACGGCCAGTATGAAATCACCGACCAGCGCGGGAAGGTCGTCTCTGGTCCGTATGACACGAACGCTGCGGCCTGGGCGGCGCTCGACCGGATCGATCACGAAACGTTGCCCGGCAAGCCTCGCAGCAACAAGAAGGTTCTCTGGGGCAAGCCGGAGAAGCCCGCAAATAGCAAAAGCAAAAAGGCGAGCAAGAGACAGGCGGACAGAGAGGATCACCGGATGAAGGTCAATGCCGCAAAGGCGCCTGGCTGGGTGCGATCGGTCGCTGCGGCCAAGTTCGATCCTGCTGGCGAGCGCAGTTATCGAGATCACCGGCTCGGCACGTTCGGCGCTGCCTCGGAGGTGAGGCGCATCGACCCAGCAACATATTTGGCAGAGAAGGCGGCCAGCGCCAGAAAGGAGCAAGGGTGACCATCAAGGAAAGACAGGAGCGCGAAGCGCACGACCGCGAGAATCCTTGGCGGCCGATGGGCACGGCGTCGCGCGGAACTGGACTGATATGCGATTTACTCTTCGACGATATGGCCGGCCACTTCGCCGCAGAGGGATTGCAGTTCTTCCTGGACGCCGATGGCAACTGGTATCAAATCGACCCGCCCAGACGCGTCTACTCGCCAAACCCGATCAACTGGCGTCCGTCCTATGTGCGGATGACGCCTGAGCGCCGCAACCTGATCAAAAAGAGGCTGGCATGAACGTGAGAGTTTCAGGACGCCCGAATGCTGAACCGGTTTCCGAGATGGAATTCCTTCAGGCGAGGAAAGGCGAGGCGAGGCGATACACGCCGGGTGAAACATGGTTTGCCGTGAAGGCCGCCCCCGGCGCGCAACGGTGCCCATCGATGCGGGAGGGACAGGACCGGAAGGGCGAAAGCATCATTGAGCGCAATCTTCGCAACGAGGGTTTCGAAGCGTTCATGCCAAGCTATCGGATCGAGGTCCGTCATCATCGGCAGGGCCATTGGATCGAGCGTCGCTTCCCGACCTTCGTCGGTTACGTTTTCGTCAACATCGGGCCCGACGATTTCCGGAAGGTCGAAGAGGTGACCGGCGTCAGCAAGATCCTGCGCTTTACAAAGGCGTTCGAACAGCGGCCCATGCCATTCGCATTCCCCCAAGAGACAATCGACCGGCTACGCTACATCGAGTGGGAGCAGGAGCAGAACTTCCTTCTGGCTCGCGCTCGCCGGCAGCGGGAAGAAGAAATTGTTCGGGAGCAGCCCGGACGCCGCGGGAAGTCCTCTACTCGTCGAATCCGAAGAGCTCAGTTCACGGAGCTGGGGGGAGGCCTATCGTCCAGCTTGCAGACGCCTTCCTCCCGAGTATTCATAACAGAAACGATGAAAACGTTGGGAAATCTCGCCGGCGGGATTGAATAAACATAACCCATCGGTTATTTTCTGCGCACTGATTTGTGGATGTGCAGTGCGCAGAGCGCCGGTCCACGCGGATAAGCAGCAATCCGCACGATAGAAGAAATGCGTCTGCCTGCTAAGCAGTGATCATCTGCGGCCGGAGCTAAGCGCGTTACTGATGCGCTCCTCGATCTCAGACGCACTTTCTCTTACTGCGAGCATAAAGCTGCCGCCGCTACCATTGGAAACGGTGGTCATTATCGAGGTATATCCGTCCATCTGGTAGAACGCTAGGACATGATCCGCATTGATAGTGATCTCCCGCTCCGTAGTCGCCCAGGTAGCAGTAAACATTGTCATCTGAATTACTCCTTTCGCTGCGGAGGCAGAATAGTTGGGGTGAGCGAGCCACCGCCCACCCCTTGTAGACGTCAGCTCGCGGTCAAAATCGCATGGATAATGACAGCGAGAAAAGCGGCGGACACTGCTAGGTTGATGGTGAGTTTTCTGTATCGGATCGTAAGGTTCATTTGGCCTCCTTCGGATTGCGAAGGGTTGTGAACCCTTCACAAGCATATAGGGAAAATGACCCCATAAAGCCACGCCAAGGAGAGCTGGCTGCGTCAATGGCAGTGATAGTCACCGGTCTTGTGGTTTGTATGGCATCCATTTCGATCCAGGCCCCCGCCATGAGAGAAAGCGCTGGCTGAAGACAAAGCGAATACGGTCGCTGCGAGAGCGATTCTGAAGACGTTCATTGGTTGATCCCCTCAACTGTCTTTACAGCTTCTAGTAAACCACAGTGTGCGATCAGAAGTCGAGCCGATTTCAACCTCTGGCAATGATATCCACTGCGCTAGTTAACTGTTTCTGGTTGAGTGATTTAACTACGGGCATTAGCCGGCATCATTCAGAGTTCCCGCATCAGTTTCGTTATATTATCTCGGTCGAATGGTATGTCGCGACCGTGAGCGCGGATGTGGAGAACTATCCCACCTGGGGTAGGGTCCAATGCCTTGAGGTAATCGATTGCATCGCGCATGGTCGGGAACGTCTTTTCCTCGGTGAAGAACTCGTTCCGAACGTACGTGATCGTGGTCGCGCTCTCGCCGTATATGGCGAAGGTCTCTTTCGCGCTGAAATTCTCGCTCATCTCACCTACCTCCATTGGAGGGAACCTCAATCCGGCTGCGGTACAGGTGATCTGCTCAGGTTGATGGCCGCTCTCGTGTGCGATCGGCGCACTTCGGGCAGTTCAGCCTCCCGGCGTAAACATAGCCAGATACGCCACCGCCATGATTACCGCGATGACGAGGGCGGTCAGCACAAGTTTCGTCATACCTTTCGCGGCGTTGTAATCTATGTTGCTCATGCGGATACAACATCGATGAAGTATAGAAGTTCCGGCCGCTCAGAATGCTAAGCCGTTAGCAGCTTAACGACTTCTTCAATCGACTCTCTGACGGGATAATAACTCGGGCCGGCATCTTTACCCAAAACGCTGACATAGATGTGTGTGCTGCTGGTGAACGCCCTGACGGCGACCACATGCTCAGGGTTGATGTAGATTGTCGGGTTGTTGGTCCCCGCGTAGTGGAATGGTACCAGCCTCATCTCATCCTCCAAGGTTAGTTGTCCCCGCCCTGAACTAGAAAAGTCACCGTCGGTTGCAAGACACCTGGAGCTAACTGCGCGTCCGCCTCTCACAAGGAAAACTCCAATGGACCCTTCGATTGCTCCGGCCTCGCGAGCTGCAACTGTGACACCGAATGACACCGCCATCGTCGGCGCTCGCGCTCTGTATATCGGCACTGCTGGCGACGTGGCCATTTCGCCGCGTCGTGACATGGACCCTGTTGTCTTCAAGAATGTGCCGGCTGGGACGATTCTTCCCGTACATGCCGCAGTCGTGGCGCTCACCGGCACCACTGCATCCAACATCATCGCCCTCTTCTAAAGGGGCACGCATAACGTCCAGCCGATCAGAAGGCAGGAGAGCATGACAGGCAGACCGACAAAGTTCACGCATTCCCTCGCTGATGTCATCTGTGAGCGCATCGCTGATGGCGAAAGCCTGCGATCCATTTGCAGGGATGACGCAATGCCGGCCAAGTCGACCGTGCTTGCATGGCTGGCTGATGACGAGAAGTCCGCATTTCGGACCAAGTACGCGCAAGCGCGAGAGATCCAGGCTGACGGCTTCGTTGACGAGATGGTCGAGATTGCCGACGACGGCAGTAACGACTGGATGGAAAGGCAGTTTGGCGAAGAAACGCGCTGGGTTGAAAATGGCGAGGCGCTTCGACGCTCGCAGCTTCGTATCTCTACCCGCCAATGGATAGCGGAGAAGCTGAAGCCGAAGAAGTACGGCGCAAAGGTTGAGCTGGAGCACGGCGTGACGAGTGGCGTGGCTGAGTTGCTGGAAGCGATTAATGGCAAGACCCGCGGACTTCCAAGCGGCAGTTGATCAGTTCTCGGACTGGCGCTGGCGTCTGAACAACCTGTATTGGATCACGGATAAGGGCGGCCGCCGCGTCAAGTTCGAAATGAACTGGGCGCAGATGACCTTCTTCGAGCAGATGCACTATCTGAACGTTCTGCTCAAGGCGCGGCAGCTCGGGCTGACCACATTCATCCAGATCTTCATGCTGGACGCCAGTGTGTTCAACAAGGACATCCGCGCCGGCACAATCGCCCACACGCTTGGGGATGCGCAGACCATCTTTCGCGACAAGGTGAAATACCCTTACGACAATCTTCCGGAGGGAATCCGGGACGCGGTGCCGATCCAGCGGGATAATCAAACCGAATTGCTGCTCGCCAACAACTCGAGCATCCGCGTTGGCACTTCGCTCCGATCGGGCACGCTGCAGTACCTCCATATCTCGGAATATGGAAAGCTGTGTGCGAAGTACCCCGAGAAGGCGAGGGAAGTCAGGACCGGCGCCCTCAACACCGTGCAGGCCGGGCAGCTGGTGTTCATCGAAAGCACCGCCGAAGGGCAAGAGGGGCATTTCTACAATCTTTGCGAAGACGCCCAGGTCAAGCAGCGCCAGGCATCAGCGCTGACACCATTGGATTTCAAGTTCCATTTCTTCCCATGGTGGAAGGAGCCGCAATATTCGATTGATCCGGCCGGTGTCATCATCACCGAAGCTTTCGCCAAGTATTTTCGAGGTCTCGCCGATCAGGGGATTGATCTCACGGATGGGCAGAGAGCCTGGTACGTGAAGAAGGCTGAGACGCAGCTCGGCGACATGAAACGGGAATATCCGTCGTCGCCGGCGGAAGCGTTCGAAGCCAGCGTCGAGGGTGCATACTATGCCGAGCAGATGGCGGTTGCCGACGCTGAGGAGCGTATAGGCATCTTCCCGCATGTGGCCGGTTATCCGGTGCACACCATCTCCGATATCGGCATGGACGACACCAACAGCGTCTGGCTGTTTCAGGTGCTGCCGAGCCGGGTGCGGATGATCGGCTATTTCGAGCACACCGGTACCGGCATGGACGGGATGCTCGATGAACTGGAGCGCCGCGCCAAAGAGCATGGTTACGTCTACGGCGTCCACAATATGCCGCACGATATCCGTGTCAGGGAGTGGACGCGCGGCGGCATGACCCGCATCGAGATTATGCTGCAGGAAGTGAAGGCGAGGAACATGGGCACCGTCCGCAAGGTCGAGCGGGCTTATGTTCACGACCGCATCAGCGGCACGCGGCGCATCCTGACGAAGGTGGAGTTTGATCAGGCCGGTTGCGATCAGGGCATCAAGTGCCTGCGCAACTACCGAAAAGAGTGGGACGAGGACCTAGGCGTCTTCCGTGACGAGCCGCTGCACAATTGGGCATCGCACGGCGCCGACGCTTTTGGCGGCCTCGCTATCATCTTCACGGGCCTTGCAGCCGATCCATTGAAGCCGGAACCGAAGCCGCTGCCGACGTTCCAGACCATGACGTTCAACGACTTCGTCAACTCCACACCGACATATAGCGAGCACGTTTGATGGCTGACGAAGCAGCGACATTGCCGGCCGGTGACCAGTATGACCTGGCAAAGGTCGGCTCCAACTGGCAGCAGGAGCTTGAGCGCGCCCAGCGCTATTTCAAATCTTGGGTGGATCGCTGCACGAAGATTGAGAAGATCTATCTCCAGCAGCAGGCGGATCAGACGAGCGCGGCCAAGCGCCGTTTCCCGATGCTGTGGGCGAACACCTCGGTTCTCCAGCCGGCCGTCTATGCACGCGTGCCTCAGCCCGTCGTCGAGCGCCGGTTCAAGGACTCGCAGCCGGTGGCCCGCATGGCTTCCGAATTGGTCGAGCGCAACCTCGCGTTCACTGCCGATGACGCCGATCTGGATTCGGTCATGCGGGCGGTTCGCGATGACTTCCTGCTCTGCGCCCGCGGCACAGTGTGGCTGCGTTATGAGGCGGACTTCGAGCCGATCGACATGGGCGTCGAGCCGTCGGACAGTGCGGGCTCTGGATTCCAGAGTGGCGGCATGGGTGACAATGGCGGGCCGGCACTCGAACAGATCGCGGACGAACGCGTCTGCATGGATTACGTGCACTGGTCGGATTTCCTGCACTCACCGGCTCGGCGATGGAAGGACGTGACGTGGGTGGCTCGCCGTGTGCCGATGACCGATGAGGAATTCGACAAGCGCTTTCCTCAGGGACGTGCAAGCCTGGCTGCCAATGGCGGCGGCTCCAGCCACGGTACCAATTCGACCGAGCGCGCTCAGAACGAGGGCAAGACCAATGTCTGGGAAATCTGGTGCAAGACGGAAGATTACACTGTCTGGATCGCTGAAGGCTCGCCCGTCGCTCTTGAGGTATCCGAACCGCCGCTGACGCTGACACGCTTCTTCCCATGCCCTCGGCCGGCGTTCGGCACACTGTCGACGAGTTCGCTGATCCCGGTTCCCGATTATGTCTATTATCAGCAGCAATGCGATGAAATCGATCTGCTGACAAAGCGCATCAACAAGCTGACCGATCAGTTGCGGCTGAAAATCTTCTATCCGTCCGGTGATGGTTCGGTATCGCCGGCGATCGAAAAGGCGATGCGGCCTGAGAACGACACGGTAATGGTGCCGATCCCGGAGTGGGCTGCCTTCACCGACAAGGGCGGCTCGAAAGCCATTGTGACACTGCCTATCGACGACGTGCAGAAGGTCATCGTGGCCTGCATTGAAGCTCGCAAGCAGCTTATCGAGGACGTCTATCAGATCACCGGTATCAGTGACATCGTCCGCGGCGACACTCAGGCATCGGAGACGGCGACCGCCCAGCGGATCAAAAGCCAGTGGGGTTCGATCCGAATCCGCGACCGCCAGGCGGAACTGGCGCGATTTGCTCGGGATGTCGTCAATATCGCCGGCGAGATCATCTGTGACCAGTTCCAGCCTGAGACGCTGATGCTGGTCAGTGGCATTCAGCTTCCGACCGAGGCGCAGAAGCAGCAGGTCCAGATGCAGATGCAGCAACAGCAGATGATGGCGCAACAGGCTGCGGCTCGCGCGCAGCAGATGGGCCAGCCCGCACCGCCGCCGCAACCGCCTCAGTTGCCGCCTGAGATCCAGCAGATGATGCAGCAGCCGACGATTGACGAAGTGGTGCAGTTGCTTCGCAATGACAGCGTGCGCGGCTTCCGCATCGACATTGAAACGGATTCGACGATCGAGCCCGATGAAGATGCCGAAAAGCAGCGCCGTATGGAATTCGTCGAGATGGTCGGCGGCTTCATGCAGCAGGCTGGCGCTATTGCCCAGCAGACACCGATGCTCGTCCCCGTGATGGTCGAGACATTGCTGTTCGCCGCCCGCGGCTTCCGCGCCGGCCGCCAGTTGGAAAACACGCTGGAACAGGTGGGTGCTCAGCTCTCGCAGGCAGCAACCGCACCAAAGCCGCCGCCGGAGCCCACGCCAGAGCAGATGATCAACCTGAAGACCGCGCAGGTAAAGGCGGGCGCCGAAGAGCGAAAAGCCCAGCTTGGCGTCGCCCAGGCGGAAATCGAGCATCGCACCACGGTCGAGCAGGCGCGGGGCGACATGGCTCAACAGGCGCTGCAGCAGTTCCAGGCGCAGCCGCCGATTTACCAGTAAATTTCTAGGGGTCTGCACAATGAGAGAACGCTATTGCCGGGCCTGCGGTGGCTGGCACGAGCTGGACAAGTGGCCGCACAATTGCATGCCGGCCCAGACGGCCGCTCGGTCGGATCTGCCGGCGCCGCACTTTGTCAGCGACAGCATCGAAATCCAGTCGATGCACGATGGGAAGCATTACACTTCGAAGTCCAAGCTGCGTTCCGCGTACCGGGCAGCCGGGGTGGTCGAGATCGGCAACGAAAAGCCGCAGCCGATCGAGAAGCCGAAGACGGATCGAATGGAGATCCGCAACGAACTGCGGCGGGTACACGCCGAATACAACGCCTGAACGGGCATCAATCCCCGAGATAGGAACAATCCGACATGGAAGACCTGATTGACGAGGCCGGAAACGGCAGCGAAGACCTCGGCGCGTCAAGCGACAAGCCTGTAAGCATCCGCGACAGCCTGAAGGCGGCCATGGAAGGCGCAGAGTCCAGTCCGGCGCCAAGCGGCGCTGCCGATCGCCAGCGTGACGAGCATGGGCGTTTCGCGCCGAAGGAGACGGACAAAATCGCTTCGGCGCAACAGCAGGCCGCTGCGCCAAAGGCTACGCAGACGCCAGCCGCGGCAAACGCTGCTCCAGCCGCCCAGCAGACGCCGCAGGCTCAGCCCCAGGCATCAGAGCAGCAGTCAGCCGCGAATGTCCATCGCGTCCCTCCGGGATGGTCCGCAGAGGCAAAGGCCCAGTTCGCTACTCTGCCGCCCGAAGTGCAGGCCGCCGTCGCCAAGCGCGAGCAGGAAGTCGACAACGGCTTCCGGGTTCTCCAGGACTATAAGGGGCTTGAGGAATTCACACCCCTTGTCCGCCAGGCCGGCACCACTCACGCAGACGTCATGCGCCGCGCGATCGAATGGGAGCGGTCCCTACAGCAGGACCCCGTCAACACCGTACTTCACGTCGCCAACATGGCCGGCGTCAATCTTCGCGCCCTTGTCACCGGTCAGCAGGACCAAGTTCTGCAGCGCCGGCCACAACAGGCCCAGCAACAGCCAACGCCTCAGCCGGTCAACGTCGAGGCCACGGTTGAACAGGTACTTCGGAAGCGAGACACTGAAACTCAAGTCAATGCCTTCATTTCCGATCCAGCAAATGTGCATGCCGAAGCAGTTCTCGACGACATGGTCGCCCTTATCAGCGCGGGGCGCGCATCGTCGCTCAAGGATGCCTACGACGCCGCGTGCTGGATGCGTCCTGATATTCGCCAGCAGCTGATCAGCCAGGCTGCACCAGCGAACACAGTTCAGGACCAAACTTCCCAGAGGGCAGCAGCGGCAGATCAGGCCCGCCGCGCCTCGCGATCCATCTCCGGCTCTTCCGCCCCCGGTCCGACCCAGGGCGCCGGCGCCGGTCAACCCACATCCATCCGGGACTCGCTTCGCACTGCATTGCACGCTGCGCGCGGTCAGGTTTGATCAAAGGAAAATGACCAATGGTTTCTCCAAACCTCTCTGAAATCGTGACGACGACCCTGCGGAACCGCAGCGGCGTCGTTGCCGACGATGTGACGAAGAACAACGGTCTTCTCACCCGTCTCAACAGCCGCGGCCGCAAGAAGCCCGTCTCGGGTGGCCGCACCATCGTCCAGGAACTGCAATATGCCGAAAATAGCAGCTTCAAGCGCTACAGCGGCTACGAGATCCTGAACGTCCAGCCCTCTGACGTCATCACCGCTGCCGAATACGACTACAAGCAGGCAGCGGTTGCCGTTTCGATGTCCGGCCTCGAACAGCTCCAGAATTCCGGCGAAGATGCCGTTCTTGATCTGCTCGAGCAGCGCATCGACAACGCCGAAACGACGCTGAAAAACAACATCGCCCTCGACTGCTATTCCGATGGCACGGCGGACGGCGGGAAGCAGATCGGCGGCCTGCAGCTGCTTGTCTCGACGTCTCCGACTTCCGGCACCGTCGGCGGCATCTCCCGCGCCACCTGGGGTTTCTGGCGGAACCAGAAATTCTCGGCCTCGGCCGATGGTGGCGCTGCAGCGTCGACCGCCAACATTCAGTCGTACATGAACCGGCTCTACATGAGCTGCGTTCGCGGCGCCGATGCACCGGATCTGATCATCGGCGACAACAACTATTTCCGGCTCTACTGGGAATCGCTGCAGGCGATCCAGCGCATCACCTCTGCCGACAAGGGCATGGCCGGCTTCCAGACCCTGCAGTACATGGGCGCCGACGTGATCTTCGACGGCGGCTTCGGCGGTGGCGCGCCTGCCAACCAGATGTTCTTCCTGAACACCAAATACCTGTTCTACCGGCCGCACCGCGACCGTGACATGGCCCCGATTGGCGATGAACGCATGAACACCAATCAGGATGCCTTCGTGCAGCTGATGGGCTTCGCCGGCAACCTCACCATGAACAACGCCTTCCTGCAGGGCGTGCTGTTCGCCTAAGTCGAGAAAGGATCAACTTCCATGACTATCGCAACTTCTCAGACCGATCGTCTTGGCGCGAACCCGTTCGTCGTCGAAGGCCCGATCGTTGCCGGCTCCGGTGTTCCGGGTCCGCTGTTCTCCCTCGGCTCGACCGCTTGGGGCTCGAAGGAATCCGAATGGGTCTATTGCAAGCTCGTTCTTGCATCGACGACCACGCTCCAGCCCGGTCAGTGGTTCCAGTGGGACCGCGACTATACCGCTACGCTGCTGACCACCTCGGCCGCTGTCGTCGGTTCTCGCTGCGGCGTCTTCGCAGGGGCGAGCCAGGCACCGACGCAGTCCGGCGGTCCTGCCCAGTCCATCAGCCTTGCAGCCGGAACCTATTACCTCTGGCTGCAGCGCAACGGCCAGGCGCCGGCACTGGTCTCTACCGCAACCGCGGCCCTCGTCGTCGCGGAAACCACGGCGACCGCTGGTCTCGCGAATGCTCCGGCATCCGCAACCGTATCGTCCAAGGCAATCCAGGGCGTGAACTTCCAGGCCGCCAACCAGACCTTCACCGCAACGACCGTCAACGGTTCTGCGGTGCTGTCTTCGCTTGGTGGCGTCACTCCGGAAGGTGGCCCGTTCATCGGCGCCGCCATCTCCGGCACTGGCATCCCCGGCTCCACGACGATCACCAGCATCACCTACAGCCCCTCGGGCGTGGTGCAGAGCATCACCATGTCGGCCAACGCCACGGCCAATGGCACCGCCATCACGGTGACGGCAACGGGCGTGCTCGAGGCGACACTGATGCGTCCGTACATCTCGAAGGTGAACTAACCTGCAATCCATGGCGGGCGCTTCGGCGCCCGTTTCTCTTCCCCGCCATCAACAGCGAGACAATCACCATGACCGACAGCAAGGGCGTCTACGCCTCCTTCAGCATCGAACCCGTTGAACAGCCGTTCCTCACCGAACAGGAAGGACGGCCGATTTTCAAAGACACAGAATTCGTCACCATCTTCATCGCCGGCGACAAGCACACGGAAGTCCATCGCGTTGCGACAGAGCACGACAAGGAGCGGTTTTCGGACGCCTACAAGCGCTTCAAGGACGGTGCCGCGGCGCGCGAGCAGCTGATCGGCACGCCGCTTTCGCAGTGGGCGTATCTCAAGCCCAGCCAGATCAAGGAGCTGGAGGCGATCAATGTCTACAGCGTCGAACAGCTGGCAGCTCTTTCCGATACTGCCAAGCAGAAGATCGGTATGGGCGCGCACGAGCTCGTCGCTGCTGCCCAGGCGTTCCTAACGACCGCCAAGGACGCCAGCGCGGCGTCGGCTTTCGCTGCTGAGAACGAACGTCTCAAGGATGACGTCACGCGCTTGCAGCAGCAAATCGATGAAATGGGCAAGCGTTTCGAAGCCCTTTCGAAAGAACAGGGCGGCTCCGGCCGTCGCAGCGCTGCCTAACCCGGAGATCCGCGCATGTCTTTGCTCTCCATCATTCAGAACGTATGCGCGGAAATCGACCTCGATCAGCCGGCGGCTGTCATGTCGTCGGCCGATCCGCAGATAAGGCAGTTGCTGATCCTGTCCACCCGCGCCGCCCGCGATCTGCTGAAGAATCATGATTGGTCGGCGCTGACGACGATCCGCGATTTCACGGCAACCGGGGTTATTCCGGAGCCGGCCGAACCGCCAAGCGACTTCAAGCGCTTCGTCGCCAATTCGATGATCTGGAACGTCTCGCGTCTCTGGTCGCTCAACGGCCCGCTCGAGCCTGCGGCATGGGACCGGCTTACAATCCTGAATTCCAACCCGGTGCCGCAGGTCTGGCGCATGCTGGGAGGCAAGCTGGCCTTCTTCCCGAACGATATTGGGGAAACGCTGCGCTACGAATACGTCTCGAGCAATTGGATCGCGGTCGGCGGCGGCACGACCTATGCCGATAACTGGGCGAACGACACCGACACCGCGCGATTTCCTGAAGACCTCCTCGAGCTCTCCCTCATCTGGAGATGGAAGCGTGCCAAGGGCCTCGATTACGGCGAAGAACTCGAAAACTACGAGCGGGCCAAGGAGGCAGCCGTTGGCGCCGATCGCGCTGCGCAGCCGATGAGCATGTCGATGCCGTACCGCGGCGAAGTCCCTGAAAACTACTGGCCTGGCACGATCACCGTATGACGAGAAAACCAGTTCAATCGAACGGGCGCACCGGCCGCGTCTCGCCAAGCAAAGACTGGATCGCGCCCATTGGCGGCTGGCGAACCGATGTCGAGATGGCGGATATGCCTAAGGACGCGGCATTCCAACTCGATAATTTCTTCCCGGAGGCGAACCGAGTCCGCGCTCGATACGGGCATAATGCCTTCGCAACCGGGCTTGGTGCTTCGGTGCTGACCGTCATCCCGTATGTCGGGGTGAGCAATCGTCTCTTCGCAGCCGCCGGCGACAAGATATTCGACATCACCGCCGGCGGCGCGGTCGGGGCTGCCGCCGTGACTGGGCAGAGCAGCGCGCGCTGGTCGGTCCAGCAATACACGAACCCCGCTGGCCAGGAGTATTTGCGCCTCGTCAACGGTCTCGATCTGCCGCTGCTCTACAATGGCACTTCGTGGACCAACAACATACTGGTGGGCACCGCGACCCTCGCAACGCAGAACGTTGCGGTGAAGGCGGTCCAGTATACTCTGAGCTTCTTCGGTACTGGGTCCGTCACGCTTTCCGGTGCCTATGCCGGCGTCCTGAACGGAACGGGCGTGGGGAACCGCGTCACGCTGACATTCACGCCGACGGCCGGCACGCTGACGTTGACCGTGGCCGGATCGGTGACCAATGCCCAGTTGGAGACCGGCGCGACAGCCACGCCTTATGTCTCGTCGACGATGATCACCGGCATTTCGGATTCGTCGCTGCTGATCGCGGTGACGGCCTACCGTTCGCGACTGTGGTTCATCGAGAAGAACTCGACGAACGTCTGGTATCTCGCCACGGATGCGGTGAGCGGTACGGCTACGGTTCTGCCCGTTGGCGGCAATATGAAGTACGGCGGCACGCTGGTGGCGATTGGCGTCTGGACAATTCCCGTTTCCACCGGTCTCCAGCAGTGCCTGGTTCTCATGTCGACCGAGGGCGAGGTGATCGTCTATCAGGGCTCCGATCCATCAAGCGCTTCGAACTGGAGCCTGCTCGGCACCTTCAAGCTCGGCCGGCCGCTCGGTACCGAACGGTGCTTCCTCTCGGTCGGCGCCGATCTGGCGATCATGACGACAGACGGAATCGTTCCGATCACCAAGGCGGTGCAACTCGATCGAGGGGCGACCAGCCTTGGAGCGATCACCGCCAAGATCGGCCCGACATGGCGCGAAACCGTGATGACAGGCGGCACCACATCTCAGGAATGGCAACTGGCAAGCTTCCCCGCGCGGCAGATGGCGATTGTCAACCTGCCATCGTCTCTCGGGCCGTATCAGTATGTCATGAACACGGAAACGGGCGCCTGGTGCCGCTTTGTCGGGCTTGCGGCTTCCTGCTGGGCCAACTGGCAGGATCGGCTGTTCTTCGGCTCCAGTGACGGCACGGTCTATGAGGCCGAAGTCGGCGCCAACGACAACGGCGCGGCGATCGACGCTCTCATGGTCGGGGCATGGAACCGCTACGGTGAAGACCTGGCGACGAAGTTTTCCAAGCTCATCGGCGTGACTGGCCAGATCGGTGTCTCGACCCTGATGTATGCCGGCATGTCCTTCGACTATCAGGTGAAGATCCCGACAGCGCTTCTGTCATCGGTGGACAGCAATGCGGCGGCCAAGTGGGGAACCGCAATCTGGGGCGTGTCGATATTCCCGGGAACGTCGCTTGTCCGGAAGTTTGCGGCGGCAGGAGGTATTGGCTCTGCCTTGGCGCCGACGATCCGGGCGCTGATCTCCGGGGCAACAGGTTCGGTGTCCGAAGCGGCGGTCGTCGGCGGTTCGGTCCTCTATGAAAAAGGCGCTCCGATTTGATCGTCTCTGAACCTCGCGGGGATATCGCGGCTTGGGTCGGTGGGAAGATCGGGGTGGCCTTCTATCCGCCCTTTACAGCCATCGCGCAGCTTCAGGGCGGCCGGATCATCGCCGGCTATGTCTTCAACGTCTGGACCGAACATGACATCGAGGTCTCGCTTGCCGCCGATCGGCTTTCGAAGACGCTGATGCGGGCGGCGTTCCAGTATGTCGTCGACCAGCTCGGCTGCCGCCGTGCAACATTCAGGACGCGTGCAGACAATACTCGGGCCCAACGGGCGCTGGAAAGGCTCGGTGCGTGTCTCGAGGGCCGCCAGCGGGCTTATTTCGGTGACTGTGATGCGCTGCTCTATGGAATCATGAAAGAGGATTTTCCCTATGGTCTCCACACCAAAGGCGCCCAAGGCACCGGACCCGACGCAGACCGCGGCGGCGCAGACAGCGACGAACGTGGACACCGCGATTGCGAACGCGGGTCTCAGCCACACCAACCAGTATACGCCCGACGGTTCGCTGGAATACAAGGTCAGCGGCTACCAGACGATGACCGACCAGAACGGCAAGACCTATAAGCTCCCGACCTATTCGGCCTACCAGACCTATTCTCCCGAGAACCAAGCGATCTACGACCAGACCCAGCAGACGCAGCTCGGGCTGTCGAAACTCGCCAACGACCAGACCCAAAAAGTCTCCGGCATCCTCGGCACGAACGTCGATCTCAGTTCGGGCAACGTCGACAAATATGTGAACGACCATTGGCGCGCCGGCTTCGACAATCAGTGGGATCGTGAGCAGGCGAGCCTAGACCAGAGCCTTGCCGACAAAGGCATCGCCATGGGCTCGGCGGCCTATGACAACGCCATGCGCGACTTCACCACGCGCAAGCAGGCGGCGGCGGATCAATACCTGGGCGACATGTATTCGAACGCTCAGAATTCGATCCTGACTGAACGCAACCAACCGCTAAACGAGATTTCGGCGCTGATGTCCGGGTCTCAGGTCAATCAGCCGAATTATGTCAACACGCCGACGACGCAGTTGCCGACGGTCGACCAGGCTGGGCTGATCAATGAGAACTTCAACCAGAAAATGGGCATCTACAATCAGCAGGTAGCGGCAAGAAATTCGGCCATGGGCGGCCTGTTCGGCCTTGGCGGATCGCTGCTCGGCGGTTGGGCGATGGGAGGGCTGTGATGGGCTATTTGTTCGGCGGCGATACAGGCCAGTCCCAGGCCGATGTGACAGACGCCCGCAAGCGGCTTGCTGCTGCGATGCTCCAGCAGGGCGTCGACACAAGCCCGGTGCAATCTGGGTGGGAAGGCGCTGCCCGTATGGCGCAGGCGCTGATGGGCGGCCTCGCCATGAAGAAGCAGGCCGCCCAGCAGAGTGCAGCAGATGCGCAGGTGATCGCCGCCATCACCGGCCAGCCCTACACGGCTCCCGAGCAGCCGAAGGGGCTCTTTGGCGGTTTGTTCGGCCCGAAGGAAGCGACGCCCGGGGCAACTGGCTCGTCAATGCCGAAGACCGATACGTCGGGCAATGTGGCGCTTACGAGCACCGTGACGCCTGGCGGCCTACCCGAAGTCTCAGACTATATCCGGCAGGCGGCGATTTCCCGCGGGATTGATCCGAATGTCGCGCTTCGCGTGGCCGGTCATGAGGGGCTGAATGTCTTCGATCCTTCGAAGCCAGATAATGGGGGAGACGAGGGGTCTTCTTTCGGTCCTTTCCAGCTTCACTATGCGGGCATGTCGAAATCGATGCCGAACTCCGGCCTCGGGAATGAGTTCACCAACGCGACAGGGCTTCACGCCCGCGACCCGTCGACATGGAAGCAGCAGGTTGACTTTGCTCTCGATTGGGCGCGAAAGCACGGCTGGGGCCCGTGGATGGGTGCGAAGGCCGAAGGCATCACCGGCAAGATGGGCATTGGCGACTTGCCGCCCCAACAGGCAGCGCAAGCTGCTGCCATGCCGCCGACCGCGCCGCTCCAGCCGCCGCCGGTCAACCCTCCGGCACCGCCGCCAGCAGCCGCCAGCGGCGAAGTCGCCAGCCTTGACCCGTCCATCGGCATTCCTATGCCCGGTGCAGCAGGACAGATGCGCGCATCCGATCCCGCACAGGTCATGCCGCCCCAGGCCGGCCCGCAGGCCGCGTTGCCGCCTTTGCCGGTCACCTACGTAGGCCCGGCGCCGAATGCTGCCAGCGTGGGTCCTGTGGACCGATCTGGCGTCGGCATGGGCGGCGATGTTCCGGGGGCTGGGGCCTTCCCGCCAGCCCCAACTGGTGGCAGTCAGTCGCCCGCATCCCCGCAGCAGATTGCTCAGGCTCAGTCAGCCGGCGGTCAGCAGTCGGGTCCGGTGCGACTCGCTCAAGCATTGGACAATGCGTCGCCCGCGCCGGCCGCAAACCCGATGGCGAACCCGCGCGTTCAAGCGCTGGTGCAAGCGATGACGAATCCGAATGCATCGCCGCAGGTGAGGGCGCTTGCTGCACAGTCGCTGCAGACGATCATGAAGCCGCCGGAATACGGGTTTCAGGTACTACCGGATGGCACCGTCCTTCGCTCCGACCCGCGCACCGGCACGCTCACGCCCGTATATCGCTCGGAAATGTCGCAGGCCGATCAGGCGAAGCTTGAATTTGATCGGGAGAAATTCCGCCAGGAGCAGGCCAACCGCAACACGCCGACGGCAGCCGAGCAGGCCGGCATAGACCTCAATCAGGAGAAGTTCAAAGCGGAGCAGGCGAACCGCGGCACCCTCACCGCCGCCGAGCAGGCAAATGCCGACCTCGAGCGTGACAAGTTCAATTTGGAGAAAAACAAGCCGGTGGTTGTCCAGCCAGGCGAAACGCTGTTCAGTCCCGGCCAAGAGCGCGTCGTCTATCAGGGTGCGGGCTACAAGCCCGAAGATGTGTCGAACCTGCGAAAGGAAATCCAAAACCTTCCGACCTACAAGAGCTATCAGCAGGCTCTCCCGTCTTACTCGTCGATGATCGACACGGCGAAGACAGACAGCAAGGCATCGGACCTGAACCTGATCTACGGCTTGGGCAAGATCATGGACCCGAACTCAGTGGTTCGCGAAGGTGAAATGGCGATGGTGCAGAACACTTCGTCATGGCCGGACTGGCTCAAAGGTGCGTACGACAGTGTTACGGGCGGTGCACGGCTTGAGCCGGCAACGAGAAATGCGATCCTCGGCGAAGCTAGGAGTCGCATGACGGCGTACCGCGGGGCGCTAGACAACGACATATCGCAGTATCGTGGCATCATCGGCCGGCGCGGGATGAACGAGGCCGATGTCTTGCCGACGCTCGGGGATATCCCGGAAGTGCCGAGCCTAACGCCGCCCTCGGCGGCTGACGTCGGTGCGCCACCAGAAGGCGTCCCGGCTGATGTATGGGGCGCAATGACGCCAGCGGAGCGCAAACTATGGCAGAAATGACGCCGGAACAGCAGCAGGCCATGGCGATTGCCGCGGCGCGTCTGCGTCTGAGCCGAACCCAGCAGACGCAGCAGCCTTCGGCGGTAGACCCGGTGGCAGCGCCGCCACCTCAGACCGGCGAAGAGCTGCGGGCCCGCATCTATGCTGATCTCGCCGCCAAGCGCGAGGCCGCGCGACCTCAGGGGCCGGCGGTTGATAGGTATGGCCTGCCGGCCGACGACGCCCTGTCAGTTGCCAGGACGGGCGTCGGCGGCCTCATCGAAGGTGTTCCGATCGTTGGCCCGCCCATTCGCTACGGCATCGAGAAGGCTGCGGCAGCGACTGTCGCGGCATTTACGGACGAAACTTACGACCAGGTTATGGATCGTATGAATGAAGCAACGAGAGCTGAAAAAGCAGCGAACCCAAAACTCGACAAGGGGGCGCAGATAGCTGGAGCGGTCGCCGGCACCATCCCGGCGGTCATGGCTGCACCGGCTGCATTTGGAGCGGGCGGTGGGAGTTTGCTCGTGCGATCGGGCATCTCTGCGGGTACCGGCGCCGCCATTGGGGGTGCTGATGCGGCGGTTCGACATGATGGAGATCCAACAGCGATCAAGGATGGGGCCACATGGGGTGGCCTGTTCGGATTAGTTGGGCCAGCCGCCGGAAAGGCCATCGGAGCTGGAGCGAGGTCGCTGGTCGACGCGCTCCGCGCACGCACGGCCGCAAAAGTCGCCGGCATGGACCCCCAGGCGTTCGGGTATTTCCGACGCGCAGTCGCCGACGACGGCCTTGACGCGGTGACGCTCCCTCAGCGATTGGATCAGATGGGTTCCAGGGCTATTCCGGCGGACCTTGGCCCGAATCTTCAGAAGCAGGCCGGAGCTCTGGCGGCAACGCCCGGGCCGGCGCAAACGACGATTCGAACCACGCTCGCCGACCGGGCCGCTGGCGCAAACGCCCGCATTGGTCAAACCATCGATGAGACGATGGGACCGAACATCGTTCCCTCGGAAGTCAGAGCTGGAATTGAGGCCAATCAGGATTCGTTCAGCCCTTTTTATCGCGAAGTCTTCAGGGGAGCTCGCCCTTACGACATGGCTCCGATAGCCGAAGCAATGGAAGCTGATATCAGCCGCCTTCGCGGTCCTGCACAAGTTCGGCTGCGGCAAGTGCGCGACATGCTGAACGTTGCAAACTCGAACGTCCTTTCCACAGATCCGGGCGTCATGTTTCAGACACGTCAGGCTATCGATGGACTTCTGAAGACGGAAATCGATCCGAAGGCAATTGCCACGCTGGTGGAAGCCCGACAGATGCTTGACGACGGCCTTACCCGCGCCGTTCCCCGTATCAAGGAACTCGACGCAGGATTTTCTGAGCTAGCTCGTCAGGACGAAGCTTTGACGCGCGGTCAGCAAGTCCTCGATAGCGGACGCACGGCGCCGCGACCCTCCGAGTTGGCCGCAGAGGTCGAGCAGGGAGTTCAGCCGCAAGGGATGCAGATTGGACCATCTGCCGTCCCGTTGCGCTTGTCTCAGGGCGCACGGGCCGAGATTGACCGCATAGTCGGAACCAATTCCAACGATATTGCCGCCATGAACAGGCTGATCAAGGGGGAGGGCGACTGGAACCGCGCGCGGCTCGCTACCTTGTTTGGGCCGGAGAAAGCTGATCGACTGTTCAAGGTGCTCGAAAATGAGCGCATCTGGGCCGACACCGCCAACACCGTGACCCGCAACAGCGAAACTGCGGCGCGTCTCGCAGCTCAAAATGAGTTGGGTGGCGGCGCTGGCGGAAGTTTTGGAGTGAAGGAAGCTTTCAAGGCCGGCGGTTTTCTCGGTGCTGCTCGGTCGGCGGCTGTCGATAAGGTCGATGACATCGTCAAAGCGCTCGTGTCGAGTGAGACCGGCAATGCAACGCGCGAGAGCCTGGCCCGCGCCCTTATCGGGGAACAGCGTGAAAAGCTGGTCGAAGGGTTGATCAGGGCTCAGGGGATGGGAACGACGCCCGCGCTAGTCGACCCGGTAATCAAAGCCCTGCTTTTGAACGCCGGAACCGCGCGGACGCGATGACGGGTCGACCCAGCAAATGAGCAAATAAAGGACGATCACATACAGGGCGCCAACGATAAGGCCTCCCTCGAAGTCGTCACCGATTACATATCGAAGCGCGAAAACGCCGGACACGACCGCATACAGCAATGCGGTCGTCGCGATAATGCAGGCGATTTGCAATATTCGGATCATGCCGCAACCAATACTACACCATTGATGGCCTCGCAATTCGCGGGGCCGTTTCTTTTCGGAGAAGGTGAATGCCCAGAAACCCATCAACCGGCGTTTATTCCAAGCCCGCCGGAACGACACCCTCTGTCGGCCAAGTCATCGACCCGGCGCCGTGGAATGCGCTGACGACCGACCTCGGCAACGAAATCACCAACTCGCTGCCGCGCGATGGTTCGGCGCCGATGGGTTCTCCGCTCAAATTGGCGAGCGGCACAGTTTCTGCGCCTGGCCTCGGTTTTTCCTCGACGCCGCAGACTGGCCTCTACCTCAAGGGTGGCGGCATACTCGGGTTCACTCAAAACGGTGTCGACCTCATTCTTGCGAAAGCAACGGTCTATGCGGTCAAGACGGGCGATTACACCGCGCTCGCAACCGACGACAATGCGGTTCACCGCTTCACGGCCAACGCCACTCTGACGCTTACAGCCGCTGCAACGCTTGGGGCAAACTGGCAGTATACCGTCATCGCTGACGGCGGAACCGTGACGATCGATCCGAATGGGGCGGAGACGATCGACGGCGCGGCAACGCTGACCGTTCCTAACGGCTATTCCGCATACATCATCTGCAGCGGGTCCGCCTTCTTTACCGACAAGGTTCTGACGAGGCTCCAGGCGAAGGCGGAAAGTACCGCAGTTGGAAGCTTTATCGACGGGATGCTGCTTTCCAATAACGGCAGCAATCCGAATACCCATGTCGATTTCGCCGCCGGCTCTGTCAGGTCTGGATCAAGCTTCGTCTCCAGCGCCAGCACCATGACAAAACGGGTGAACGGAACGTGGGCAGTCGGAACCGGCAATGGCGGCCTCGATACCGGCTCTGTCGCGGCAAGCGCCACATACTTCGCCTATGCCTTGCGCAAGGACTCAGACCTGTCTTTCGACGTGGTTCTATCGACCTCGGCCACGATCGGCGGCGTCACGACAACGCTGCTCACCGGCTTTACCATCGTCAAATGCATTGGCGTGGTGCTGACGGATAGCAGTTCGAACATCCGTCAGTTCTATATGAACGCCGCGGATGACTATTCATTTGTCACGCCAATAAGAGACGCGCTGAATATCACCACTTCCACCACTTCAACCCTTTTGGCGCTGACCGTTCCGAACGGCGTGAAGGTGAAAGCAAAGCTGCGCTTTATGTTTTCATCTTCAGCAACGACGAATTCCTGTCTGGTCCATGACCCCGCAAAAGGAACACTTATCGCGGGTGGCAATGACAGCGGCGGCAACGTCGGCACTATGCAGGTCGCAAGCGGCTTTGCAGTTGGTAGCGATTTTGTTTGGACCAACACGGCAAGACAAGTCCGACACGTTGCCGGCGCCACCGGTGGCCTGTGGGTTTTTAACGACGGTTTCACATTCCCATGCGGGAGGTTCGCCTGATGCCTTTTGTTTCACGATCTGATGAGGGCGCCATCGATGGCGTGTTCGAGCAACTGCAGGAGGGCAACGCGGAGGATTTTCTGTCTGACGATAATCCCGAGCTCGTCGCGTTTCTGAATACTCCGATCAAGGTGTCCTCAGTGTCTGCGCGCCAATTTCGGTTGATGCTGCGGCGCTCCGGCCTGCTCGACCAGGTCAAGGCATGGGTAGCCCAGCAGGACGGGGAGACGCAAGACGCTTTCGAATACAGTGGCACCTTCGTCAAGAACAGTCCGATGATGACCGCCGGATTTCAGGCCATGGGTTTCACGGCACAGCAGATCGACGCGTTCTTCACCACGGCGGCGCAACTGTGATCCTCCGCTACATCCTCTACCTCCCGATCAATCTCCTCCTCGTCGGGCTGGCCTATCTCCTGTCGCCCTTCCTTGCCGCATGGTCAATGAAGCACGGTCCGGTTCTTCCTGGCCGCTGGCGCTGGTTCTCGACACTGAACGCCGATCTGGACGGCTATATCCCGCAGCGTGTCGCCGGCTTCGATCCATCCGCCAAGGGCTTCAAACTCTGGTGGCAGCGGACCCGTTGGACGTGGAGAAACCCATGCAACGGCTGGCAATCCGAATTGCTCGGTGTCGAGGACATAGCCAAGGCATTCACCGTAAAGCGCGACGTGCCGCTGGCATTCGGCTTCTATCTCAAGCTCTGGCTTGGCTGGAATCCGATCAAGCGGGGCGGCAACTACTATCCATTTATGCTTCAGTGCGGCATCAAGCGGGCTACAGGGAACAGCCGTTAAAGCAGCTTGGCAAGGTTTTCCACGATGATTTCCGCGTGGCGCTGCGGCAGGACGTCGAGGCCGACGGCGACCCGATCGATGATCGTCTTGCAGAGATCCTCGGATATGCAGGGGAATTCTTTAGCCTGTTCCAGTTCCCATTCAGGATGGCGGAAAATCTTGGAAAGATCGATATGGCTGTCGTGGGTCACCAGTTCATGGCAGCCCGCTGCTATAGGGATCTGATCTCGCCCGTGCGGCGCAGCTTTTGTGTTGATCCAGATGAAGTAGCCATCAGCAACGCACACGCAGATAGCAAATTTGTCCTTCGCGGGCTTAGCGAGGACGGTGTGAACGATGTAGATGTGGCCGAGCTTACAGGATGCCATAGGAAGCGAACTGCTCCGCTTCCTCGATGATCTCGGCAGCCACGCCATCGAGCATGTCTTCGACCTTCATTTCCGCGTTCAGAGGCGCCTTCTCCCAGGCCGGGTGCTTATGGGTTTCGTCGGATATGGAACCGAAAGAGCGCCGGCGGCAGTGCTCAAAAGCCCAATCAAGGCATTCGATGTCCGTCTTGCTGAAATAGGAAAGATTCGGCTCACGGTGGGGCCGATATGCTGGATGGTATGAGTTCGCGACTGGAGAGATTGCGCCGACAACGAGTTCCCGGACAGGCTCAGGAACCTCTTCTTTGAGTGCGTTGTAAGCAAAGGAGGGGACGGGGCCGTTGTCCATTGCGATGTATCGATCGCCGGTAATGGGCCGGCCATACATGCGGAGATGTTCGCGGTCGGCAAAATACAGCGTCTTGAGAGCATGGAAGCGCCCGACTTCTCCATATCGCGAAACGATAAAGAGGAGCGCCTCGACAGTCTTTTCCTTGTCCGTCCGAAATCTCATGGCCGTTTATATAACCGAGTCCGCTTGAAAGAAACATGAACGAAAAACTTCGTTCGGCAAGACAGTTTTCCGAGGCCGGAGCTTAGCGCCTCTTCCTTTCCCCAACTTGGAGACATCCATGCGTCTTGTAAAGCACAAGCGCCGCGTACTCACGTGGTCGTTTTCGATGTGGTGCGTCTATTTCGCCGGTCTGTTCGAGCTGCTGCCGTACATCGTCCCGTATCTCGACGACTGGATACCGAAATGGCTGTCCATCCTCTTCCTGGCGGCGTCTCCGATCGCGCGCCTCATTCACCAGCCGGCCCTCGAGGAAAACGATAATGACAGGTAGAATGAAGAAGGGCAGCGCGGTTGCCGCTGCTGCCGTGGCGCTCGTCGGCGGCTTCGAAGGGCTCAGGCAGAACGCCTACCCCGATCCGGCCACACAGGGCCAGCCGTGGACGATCTGTTATGGCTCGACCAACGGTGTGAAGCCCGGGGACTATAAGACGGTTGCGCAGTGCAAGGCGCTTCTCTCGCTCGAACTGCAGAAGTATGCCGATGGCATCGAGCAGTGCGTCACGGTCCCGCTGCCAGATCCGCGCTTCGTCGCCCTGACCTCATTCGCCTACAACGTCGGCGTCAAGGCGGCCTGCAAGTCCAGCGCGGTCACGCTAATCAACCAGGGCAAGACCGCTGAAGGCTGCGAGGCTCTGCTGAAGTGGAACCGCGCTGCAGGGGTCGTCTTCCCCGGCTTGACCCGCCGCCGGCAGAAGGAACGCCAGTTCTGCTTGGAGGGTATCTGATGCTCTCCATCATCCCCGACTTCATCAAGCTCCCGGCCGCTCTCGTCCTCGGCGCTCTCCTCGCCTTTTACCCGGCCCGCTGGCTCGGGCAGTCCGAGGGAAAGCAAATGGCCGCCACCGCCGCCCTCACAAAATCCGTCCAGGTTCTGCGCGAAAGGAACACGATCGATGACGAAGTTTCCACTTCTGATGCTGCCGCTTTGTGCGCTGATCTCGGGCTGCCAGACGACCAGCAAGCAGAATGTGTGCGACGGGTTCTCTCGCCTGACGCCGAGCCTGCAGACCTCGGTGACCATCCTGAAAACGGATCGGCCGTTCGCCAACCAGATTGCCAGCCACAATAGATTCGGCGCCTCTCAAGGCTGCTGGGAGTAATCGCCCATGAATATGATGCTCGGACTCTCCCCCGCCATCACAAACTGTGGCGGTGGGGGCGGCGGAACTCCTGTTGCTCCATTCAACGCCGTCACGTCGCTGTTTGCCGATGATAGCGCGATGGGCCCTTGGTACGCGCTTTCCACCTATCCTCCGATCATCAAGGCGAGCGATGGCAAGATATGGGCTGGATATCAGGGCTTCGACTGGGCCAACGGCCTCGGTCTGGAAAACAAGGTCAAGGTCTATTCCAGCGGCGCTTGGGGAACCGAGAACGTCGCGCTCCTCTGCGACAGTTCGACCGACAACCACGGCGGCCCCGCGCTGCTGGAGACGGCCGGCGGCTATATCCACATGTTCGGGGGGACACATAATCAGGCCATGAGGCATGCGGTCACGACGACGCCAGGCAACCCGACCACCTTCGCTCGCCAGGCTGACATTGGGAACCTCTACAGTTATCCGCATCCGGTCGATGACACGGACGGCATGATCCACCTCTTCATGAGGAAGCTTGTCACGGCCGAGACGAGGATGCCTCTGGTTGTCGTCAAGTCCACGGCCATGGCCTCGGGGATACCCACGTGGGGCGCTGAAAAGGAACTGATCAATTTCGAGGCGGACAGCCGGTTCTATCAAGGGAACTTCGTAGAGGTTGGAGCCAATGAGGTCCACATGGTCTCCACCAAGGCGGACTTCAACGACACCGTGCGCCGCAACGTCTATTACGTGATCTACGACAAGACGAACGGCACGCTCTACAACCACGACAAGTCGGTGTCTGTCGCCTCGGGCTCGCAGCCGGTCAACCTCGCCACGATGAACGCCAGCTTCCGCATCGTCGATCAGGAAGGCGCCGGAACATTCGGCCAGATCCCATGCTTGGCCATCGACGGGGCGGGTAACAAGCACATTGCCTATCTCGACGGTTCCGGCGCCAATCGGTCGGTCAAGGTCATCTCGATCGTCAGCGGCGTTATCGGCTCTCCTGTCACAATCGACACGGTTGCCAACACGCAATCCTCTGTCTGCCTGCGCAAGATGGACGACGGTTCCAAACTGGAACTGGCATGGGCCAAGGAAAACGCCTTCACCTATCCTGGCGGCGGCGGCGATATCTGGCGGGCTGAACGCTCGGCTGCGGGAACATGGGGCTCGGCCGTCAAGATTGCCGCGGCGACGAAGCTCTACGCCTATTCCAGCATTACACCGGTCTACGGCGGCTCGGATGACATGGCCTTTGCCTTCGGGGAAGTCATCGGCACGTCCACCACGGACGTGGAGAACGGTTATATTCTCCGCTCCTACATGTACGGCTCTGGCGGCTTTGTGGCGCGGCCGGCGACCTATGACACCGACGCGCAGAACTATTTCAACGCGATGACGGTTCAAGAGCCGGATTCGAAGAAAGCCATCCTCGATGCGTTCTTCAAGGTTATCAAGGCTATCAAAAAGGATGCCGCTTTCGAGGGAATCAACTTCGGGGGCGTCAGCACGCAGCAAGCGGCGCTCATCGATTTGACAGGGCGGCACACGCAGAGTGTCATCGGCAGTCCATCGTTCGTCCCCAATGAAGGCTTCGACCCCGATGGCGTTGACGATCTGATTGATTTCGGCTTCAACCCGGCCACGACAGGCGGCCTGCGAATAACGCAGACGACCCTATCGACAATGTTCTTCTGTATCGACGAGGGCCAGGAAACCGCCGCCGCCATAGGCACCACGGCTACGGCGAGCCCGACCATCAGCATTGTTCCGCGCAACACGAGCGACACGGCGACGACCAGGCTTAATGACGGAACGAGCCTCAACGGCGCCAATACCACGGCTTATGGCTTCTTCGTCGCCGTTCGCAACGGTTCCACCAAGTCGCTCTACAAAAACCGCACGCGGATCGCCACGACGACGACAGCAGCAACCGGCACGGCAAACGGGCAGGCGATCGGCTTTGGCTCCGGAACTGGACGATCGACGAAGCGGTTGCCTTTTCAGGCGTGGGGAACTCAGTCCTTCACCGTTCTTTCCACGCCGGCCGTCTGCAACGCGGTCGTGCGGCTGCTATTCGAAAGCGGGATCATCACGGACAATATCCCGGATTAAAGCGGGTTGACGTTCTCCGCATCGAGGATCGCGAGATAATAAGGCGTCATGGACGACCAACTGTCATCACCGGGCTCGCGTTCGGCCTCGATCTTCGCGGCCATCTGCGAAACCGTTTCTCTCGCCTTCTTGATAACGCGTTCGGTCCTGATCGGCTGGAACTGAATGACCTTGGTCACTGTGCTTTCTCCTGAATGCGGAACGCACGATACCACAAAGTAAGCGGCCATGGCATGGCAGGGCAAGGGGCAGGGAATTGGCACCAACGGAAGACGGGTCTATGCAACGCGAGATCGGCATGCTGACGGCGAAAGTCGATATGATCCTTGAAGGGGTCCGACGATCGGAAGAGAAGTCTGACGCGAGTCGGGCGTCGATGCATCGGCGCATGGATGAAATCGTCGATCGAGTGAGCAAGGTGGAACTCACGACGTCAGCGGTTCAGGAAGACGTCACCGAGATGAAGCCGATCACCGACGAGGTGAAGATGTGGAGACAGCGCGGCATTGGCGCGCTCGCTATCGTTGGCATAGGCGCATCTGCCTTGACATTCCTCCTCACGAAGTTCGGAGCGCCGCTTTTATCGTGGGCGACTGCCAAGTGAGCTGATCTAGTTGCATCGGTCGTCAGACCTTGAGCGATGGGCCGGTTTCGGCCATCATTGGCTCAAAATAAACTGAGGCGCTCGATCCAAAAAAATGCCCCGCCGAAACGGGGCAAGTTCTGGCAACGGACCACAAAAGAGGAACCTTCTGCGATCCTGCTAATATAACGATAATGGGGGCGATTAGGTTCCTGGTACGTTCTCGGGACACGCTTCTCGCACCCGTCCCGTACTTGCTACGATTTCGATTTCCGCCAGCCGGCTGCCCAAGCTTCAAATTCCGAGCAGAACCAACGTTCTCCATACTGGGGGCTGATCTTCGTCTGTGCGTAGTATTTTTGCCCCGGCACGTGGAAGATGCGCTCGCCGGTATTGATGCTGATATTCCCCTTGATCGTGCACGCTTGCCCGGATCCGCCAGAAGCGCTCCACGATGCTAGCAGGTCGCTCGCAGTCCAGCCGCCCGCCGCACCAAAGGCGAGCGCGCCGATGACCAAACCCGGAAACTTGAGAAGCTCCGATCGCTTCTGCGGATTGCGATAACTGCGACGCATCCCCAATCCCCATCATTTCGCGCGAGGATTGTAACTGCGCTGGGGCACGGCGAATATCTATCCAAAAGGCTTATTCGACTTCAGGTCTTGCTGCCCACGAGCGCGGGTGCGGTTGACGATGATTTGTCCAGCACTACTGTTCATGGGAGGTTCATTGAGGAGTGGCCTCAATGGAGCCCTTCCGCCGTCGCAGCCGTAGCTCGGGCGGAAGAGAAGACTGAAACGTCAACATCATCGACCGAGGCCAATCACATGTCGCACAAATTGCTTCTCTCTGCTGCCGGCTCGTTGCTTGCCGCTTTCGTCATATCGTCGCCGGCGCACGCGCTGACGATGAAGGAATGCAGCACAAAATATCAGGCGGCCAAGGCTGACGGCTCCGCCAAAGACATGAAGTGGAACGATTTCCGCGCCAAATTCTGTGGCGCGGATGCCGCCGCCGCCGATAAGGAAGACGAGGCGGACGTCGCAAAGACCACCGACAAGGAACCTGAAAAGGCGACAACCGCGGCGCCGAAGAGCGTCAAGTTCCCGAAGGCGATCGACAAGAAATATTCGAGCGAGACGCCTGCAAAGGCTCGCCTCCATACCTGTGTCGATGCCTATCATTCGGCCAAGGACGCCGGCACGCTTGGAGATCTGAAATGGATCCAGAAGGGCGGCGGCTACTGGAGCCTTTGCAATACGAGCATCAAGGCCGCTGGCTGAACGAAGCCGCGCGCTTTTCGGAAAAGGAAGGCCGCTCTGGGGGCGGCCTTTTCATTTTAAGCCATCTCTCGGGCGTGGCCGGTTCAACTGCACCAATCGTTGCGATGTCGCGGACTCCATGTCCTGGCGAAGCCTTCCGCCAATAGCTTCTTCCCGATCTCTTCCCCATTCGCTCGATAGATGTTGACGAGTGGGCGATGCGACGGAGTCCGGTCCACCGCGCCGCTGAACATCACCCGCAATCCCTTTTCGGCCAAAAGCTCTTTCAGCCTTCCCTTGGCGATCAGCGCCAGCTTCCGTTCCTTGATGCACTTCGCGTGCGATCCGATCTCCGGCGTGTCGATGCCCGAGACGAACGGAACACCTTCCCCGAGCAGCCGCATATTCTGCCCATCGCATTTTACGGTGTCGCCATCGACCGCGATCAGCGATGCACAGACAATCAGTTCAGCAATCATTGATCAGCATGCCCTCGCTCGGCCGCCTCAAGTTTCTGCCTCAGCGCCTGTTCTTGTTCATAAGTCTTGTATGGGAAATGCTCCCAACACCACCAGCGCACTGGGATCGCCTTGGATGGACTGTGGCCGAAGCCGCCCCACTTCTTGCAGTCGGCCTCCTCGCAATAATGCTCGAAATGCACAGTCGATCCGGGCGCGGTTGAGTGGTTGGTTATGCTCATTTGCTATCCTCACTTCAGCCAATACCCGAACTTCAATTTTCCTGCCCTTGCCCCGCATGTGGAGCATTTTAGGCGTCTCTCGACGTCTTCGACCAGCGCGTGTTTAAGGCTGTTGGGCAGGCTGTCCCTTGAAAACTCCTGCTCCTGCCCGCAGGCGGTACATTGCGCCATGATATCGAGATGCGCTGGCGCGACATTCATATAGCCGGGCGTCCAGTCCTTGATCTCGTGAAACAGGGCCATCACCTGGAGCTCCTGCTCATCGTCATGAGGCGCGGCTCGCCTTTCGGCAGATAGGCGATTGCCACCCTACGACTGCCGCAGATGGGGCAACGCATGCGTTGCGACAGCATCGCGAGCGGGAAGTCTCGGCCTCTCGTCGCCACCAGCGTGACGATATCAAGCTTGTGCCTCCACAGGCACTCGCGGACGCTCTTCAGTCCTTCCCGTCTCCCCCAAGCGCACCTGGCGGTAATTTCCCATCCTGCATCCATTGCTTCGCCGATCGTTTCGGCCATGCGTCATCACCCCCTTGCGAGGTCCTTTCCGCCGCACATGTTGTTGATCGCTCCGCCCGAGCTGTGTTCTCAATATGTTCTCGTTAGCTGCCGAGTCAATAATCATTCTTGGTCAATTGCTTTTTAAGGCCTGGCTGATGAAGTGGCGGCATGACAAAGCTGCCTCGCAAGCCTTCCCAGCCGCTGCTGGGCGATGCGGATGCACCGCTCCGGAGCCGGCCGCGAAAGAAGCAGGACCCGGCACAGCATCAGCTTACCCTCGACCCGATGCCGGCGCGCATCGATCCTTGCCTAGCGCTGCTGAAGGCTCGGCCGCCGAAAGGCAGGCAATGGGCTTTCGAGGTGAAATGGGATGGCTATCGTCTGGCCGTCCACATCGAGCCGTCAGGCGTCCGGATCCTGACGCGCGGCGGCCATGATTGGACCGGCCGCTTCCCGGCGATCGAGGCAGAGGCAAAACGCCTTCCCGTGTCCACGGCGATATTGGATGGCGAGGCCGTCGTGTTTGACGAGCTGGGCCGGTCGGATTTCGGAAAGCTTCAGCAGTCGCTCGGCGGCCGCGGTGGAAATCGGACATCGTGGGAATCCGTCTGCATGGTCTTCGACCTCCTCTATCTCGACGGTCACGACCTCACCGGGACGGAGTTCACCGCGAGGCGCCATCTCCTCGAGGGGATAGTGCCGGCCGGCGGGGAGGGGGCCATTCGTCTCTCCGAAGAGATCGAAGCGGATGGTGACAAGCTCTTTCGCATTGCCTGCGAGCATGGCCTTGAAGGCATCATCGCCAAAGACCGGAACAGCACATACCGTGGCGGACGCGGTGGCGAATGGCAGAAGATCAAATGCATTCAGAGCGGTGGCTTCGCGATTGTTGGTTATCAGCGCTCCAGCGCCGCGTTCGGGAATATCGGCGCGCTCCTCCTGGCTGCTCGAAGGGGTGGCGACTTGGTTTACGTCGGACATGTGGGAACGGGCTTCAAGGCAGACGAGGCGATGAAGCTTCGCGCAACGATGGACAAGATCAAGGCACCGAAGCCGACCGTTAAATATACCGGCGGGCGCAAGAATCTGATCTGGATCAAGCCGAAGCTAGTTGCGGAGATCGAATATCGAGCCTGGACGCATGACGGGAAGCTGCGGCATGCGTCATATAAGGGGCTGCGAGATGAGCAGGATGATGCGGCGATTTTTCAGGTGGAATAACCCGCCAGCGCCGCTACGGGCCGCAATCGTAGCAAACCTTGACAATCCCCATCAAGCTCAGGACTAAAATGATCGATAGGAATGAGGTCACCACCAACACGAAAGGCATCGCGAAATAGAACTTCGCTTTTGGCGGCGCCGAAATGCCTCCAAGATAGAGTTCAGGCCCAAAATCTTTGCTGAAATCGAAGCCGTTTTCGCGGTAGAAGATGATGGACTTGATGTACCAATACCAATTGTAAGCGCAAAGGCCGCCTACCGCACACAGGCCTATCCATAGCGGAATTAATTCGTCAATCAATTAAGCTTCCCCATCAACATCACCATCCTCGTCCAGCTCGTGCACCGGCAGATAGGTGTTCTTCTCCATCCACTCCCGGACGATGAACCTGACGGTGTCGTTGCCGTCCGAACTCACCGGATAAATCACGAAGGGCTTCTTCAATATCGTCGTCGAAGGCGATCGATCCAGAATTGCGCAACAGCAGCGCGGCACGGCGAAGGATGATCTGTAGGTCCGCGCGGGAAACATCCGCGATACGAGCGGCGGCGTCTTCGAGGAGGATAGCGGTGTCGCGAGAGTTCAACTCATTGGCCTTATGTCTGTGGTCGGTAGCAGGTGCCGATGTAAGCCTCAAGCAAGCCTAACGGTGATAATTGCTTGAAATAAAAGCCGCACATCGGCTGCGGCAAATACGAGAAGGAGTAAGGCAGTGACTGGGTGGCGCATTGCATTCATCGTTGCCCATATTATCGAGATCATCGTGATCTGGACACTTTTGAAAGACTACCACTTCGTTGATCAGAGCCTATACCAAGCAGTCGAAACTACCAAAAGCAGCGACGCGCTTCATGTTGCGGTGCAGCTCGGGCGCTTCGATATGATTTCAATATTCTTTGCTGGAGTGTCGATTTTAATTGGTATAGCAGCTATATTTGGATTTGCAGAAGTCAGGTCGCGGTCGGAAAAGAGAGCCGAAGAAGCCGCAAAGCCCATTGCGGCGCAAATTGCTCGATCTGTCGCTGAAAACGAAATCCGACCTGAAGCCAACAGGTTGATTGAAGACTGGTTCGAGCGCAAGGGCATTGATGTTAGTAAACTGCCGAAGAGGGAGAGCGAGAGCGCCGCTTCTGAAGATATAAACCAGAATATTGCGGATGCGTTTGAGGATAAGCCGTGACCGACGAATGGAGCATTATTAGTCGATATACACGCCGACCGCCGGTGGATGTCGTAAGCATTATCCGCGAACTTGGTATCCTCTATCGCGAAAAGCCAATGCGGCCAGAGCAGTCCGGTTATTTCGCCCGACATGGCAATACCTACGAAATTGGCGTCAATTCGAGAGAATCTGAACAGAGAAAGCGCTTCACGGCCGCTCACGAGCTTGGCCATTACATCTTGCATCGCGATCTGCTTATGGATGGTGAGCACTTTGATCGGCTCTTCGGAGCTAACGCTAGGTCGAATCCCACGTGGCCCTTCACTCGTCACCACGAAATCCAGGCCAACGCGTTTGCCGCCGATATCATCATGCCAGCCGACCTAGTGACCACGACTTATCGCAACAATGGAAACAACATCACGCTCGCTGCCGAGCGCTTTGACGTTTCACAAAAAGCGATGGCATTCAGGCTAAAAAACCTGAATGCAATCTACCAAGTACCCCCCGAACTGCTCTGATCCACAACCTAGCGATCAGATGGTTGAAGCAGCCCTTCAAACCCCACAGCGTCCTCTATAAAGGACGGTGAGTCATGCACCTTTTTATTGACTCGCAGCGCAAGAGAATCAAAATTCTCTCGATAGGCGAGAGGATTTATCAACATGTCCGAACTCGAAGACCTTCTCAGACAGAAAGCCGAGATAGAAGCCAGGATCGAAAAGGTTCGGGCATCGGAAATCGATGGGCTCAAGCGGCGTTTTGCCGATATGGCTCTTCAGCTGCGCGAGTTGAATGCGCTGCCTGCCGCACTTGTCGAGGCGTTCACCGATAAGGCCGGCACATTCAACGTCTTCCGAACCATGAAAGTCAAGAAACCTTCCTAAAGGGAGGGAGTTTTGAATTTACGTGATTTGGCCCGAGGCGCCACGTCAGCTGCACGTCTGCGTGGCCACATCCTTCGCTCCGGATATACGTTGTTCGGGCAAAGGATATGGACGGAAGGCGAGAATTTGGTCTGCCGTCTGTTTTACCCAGACTATTTCGCTCTGAGGCAAATTCTATACACGCGGACCGCCAGGGCGATCCGGGCTCATTGCCAGGCGCTCGGTCTATGCAAGAAACGGCACCTGTGGGGCGCACTCGACAAGATGCGGCTAAAGAAGCTTTATCCGACCAGTCCACGGGAGGAAATTTGTGCGGCATTCCCCGGCGTCGACTGGGAAAACATTTGCGCGGTAGCCCGCTACTACGGCTACCGCCGAAAGAAGAAGCCCTACAAAATAACCGGTGTGCCAGCGCTCGATGCGGTTCGTGTCCGCTGCTATGACGTCAAAATCAATATGCGGGAACTGGATGAGGACTGCAGGACGAAGACCTATTTCCAAAAGCGTGGCTCTCGACCTCTATACCCGAACTTCCGTGCGATAAATCGTGCCGCCTCTTACTTGGGCGGCTATCTGGACTTTCATTTTCCCCCTGAGAGCTGAGGCAGAGGACTCAATGCGCCGGCCGAGCCCGCGATCAGGTCGACGACGTAGTTAGCCCAGGCGATCAGCGCCGCGCGCTTTTCCTCTGCATAGTCGTAGCGGTTATAGACGGCTGCGACGCCCTTTATCGTTCCCGATCGATGATTGATTACCGCCTCGACGACGTGCACGGGCACGCCCAACCGCGCCATCCCGCTGGCCGCGGTTCGACGTAGATCGTGGAGCGTCCAGCGCTCGATTGACACCCCTTCTAATTCTTCGCCCCGCTCATTGGCCTCTTCTCGGGCAATCTTCAGCATCTCCGCGTCGATCGCTTTCTTTCCTTTTGAGAAGCCACTGACAGGAGTCGTCTCCGTCGTTGACAACAGATAAATGCTTTTGGTCTCGGGGATCTCGTTGATGGCTTCCAGAACCACAGCGGCGAGAGGAACATAATGTTCCTTCTTGTTCTTGGTGCGGGTCTTGGGGATTATCCATATTTGGTCGTTGCCTACAACGTCGAACTCTTTCCGCTCCGCGTTGGCGACTTCCTTCCTGCGCTGAGCCGTCAATAATAGAAGCTTGACCAGCGAGCCGAACGGCCAACCCACGTTGTTGGATGCTTTCCAAAGAAGTCGGATTTCGTCGTCTGCCAATACCCGGTCGCGGGTGGTCTCAGCGGAAGGTGCTTCAATTTTTTTTGCCATTGGCGACGCTGCGAGAATGTCCATATTAACGCACCAATTGAAGAACTTCCGAAGCAGGGCAAGGACGCGGTTTGCGAGCGTCGGCCCTCGTTCGGCGATTTCGTCAAGTAGCTTCAGCACATTGGCTCTCGTGACGCTAGCAATGTCACGCTCGCCCCACTTTGGCTTGATCTCCTTCTCGATAATCCTCTTATTTTCCTTTGCCGTGGTCAGCCTGTTCTTCTTATCGACATGACGCTTTACGAAGTCGTTGAGCACGTCTTTGACGAGCGTTGAGGGTGCTTCGGCTTGCTCCTCTTTCTCGGCCGCCTTGCGCAGCGCCTTCTCTGCCGCGGGATCTCTCCCCTCTGAAACGTCTCTCAACGCCTTACGGGCAGCCTCGCGCGCTTCAGCCAGTCCGAAGGCCGGATACGGGCCAATGGTGAACTTCTTAGGCTTGCTGTCGATACGGTAGCGGATTGCCCAACTGGTGGCGCCAGATGGCTGGACGATAATGTATAGGCCGGCCAAACCGCCATCCGGGATCTCTTGTCGCGCCCCTTTTGGCTTTAATGCCTCGAGTGTCTTGACGGTTAGTGCCTTAGCCAT